CTTAGTAATAAGATAAAAGAACCAAAAAAATAAATGTTATAAAAAAACCTACTTTTAAGTAGATTATTGACAACATTCTTTAGTTGGTTTATTCGTGGGCACTCCAGTACATCCGCATTAATAGGTAGACATGTTCACGTTGACATTATCACCAGTCCTCACCTTCTGCTACGAAATCATCTCCAAGGTCTATTATCCCAAATGGTCCTGTTGGTACTAAGTTGAGTTTCTTGATCATTTCCTCGACTCTGGACTCTATACCTAGATCAAAGTGCATGGATAGACTTGAAAATGAGTCAGCAACTGGATCCCCTGTATCTGTATCTGTAATTGGTACTATGCTGCTTAACGCATAACGTTCCAAACTTTCAAACAACTTATCAACTGAGGAAAAGATCATTTCTTGCATCTCTGGTGATTCCTGCAGATCTGTTTGGGGGGCCACTGTTTTTGCCCTATATTTGTACTTCTTCACTTCTCTGTCTTCTATCTCACTTCTAATAGCATCGATTTGTTGGATCTTTAAAATTCCTGTATTTATGAGTGTCCTGAATCGCTCGAATAAATAACTTAATAATCTATACGTCCTGAGCGTCCTTATCATTGATTTATTCGAATGACTCGATTTTGATAAAAGGCTATGACAATATCGTATACCGTACTGGTAATCATTCCTAAATGAGGAGAGAATTAATAGCTTGATGGCCATAGCCACTTCCCTTTGATGCATTGACTGTTTCGTTCCTAGTTTATTTGTCAACTCACCCCAAAGATCCTTAACCTTATTAAATCCAGATAAGTATGCTTCAGGGCAAAATGTCAGCATTCCAAGACAAACATTACAGGCCGAACGGATTTTAGAGAGGGGGTGACGTGTCCTGAAATACAGCAGCAAATCAGAAGGACAGATTGAAATATCGATCGATATTGTGCGGGTCGATCTCTCTTTTATTTTTTCTACATGTTGCTCATGATATGGTCGAGATTTCTTGCTCACATTCCCAATCTCATAGTCTTTCTCAGTATAATCCAAGTGATCGCAATTGTGTGCAAAGTTGTTCATATATTGCTCTATGAGGCTTTTACCATCCTCCTCTAGGCAGTCTATATTCACAAAAATATGGAAATCAGACCCAATTTCAGTAATGTATCGATCACTGTAATACTGTTGCTCTTGCAGTATAGAATTTTCGCATATAGCTACAATGAACCTTACATCATCGCCCAAATTCGGAACGCAGACACTTGCTGAATTTGGTACATAATGTGTTAGTCTGTTATTGTACATTAAGGGTGAGAGTAATTTAGAAAATGATAATGCCATTGATCTAAATGCCATAGTCTCCTTTATAGGAGGACTATCCCAATCCTTCGTTTTCCCACCAGGTGTACCGATCAGATAGATCTGATAAGGCTTAAAGGTTTTATTCATCGCATAAGCAATCCTATGACTGTATGTGGGGAGATCATCACAATAGTTATTAGTATAACCCTTGCATTGGCAGGAATTCATTCGTATAGAGTATGAGATGTTGTTTTGTTCAAGGAGCATAATAACATCGAGCATATTATTCATGCTGTCACCTGTGAATGATATATCTATGTGAACAAAATCAAATCTTGTTATGAATTTTAATGATTCATTTTTGAATACATCATAATCATCCTTGAATACAACATCTGGATGATGGTTTAATTTCGTGAACGTATCTGAATTGGTGTAAGACTCTGAATTTAATCCTAAATGGTTAAGCGCGTATTTACCATCACCACGTCCGGATGTGAGGTCACAGATGTTCATACTGTCATCAATTATAGCTTCATTTTTTAGATAACGGAATAATCCTACTTGTGCAGTCAATGAATCTGATCCTGTATAACTTGTAAATGTCTCTGGATCAGCTCCGGCTATCGAACACTGATGTGCATATTTACATATAGGTAGTAATTGGTCTATCGTTTGCATTGCACCATAACCAATATTGGCTCCTATATATTCGATATTATCGACAAGCTGTGGTAGCACTTCTGTGCCTGTAAGAGTTGTATGAGATGAAAGGGATGGCAAACCTACAGGCACTATTACGTCTGCCAATGATATCTCGGATGAAATCTCCCTGTATTCATTTGCAATACGGTCATGATGCTCGATGGCAAACTCTGCTATATAATCAAACCCCAAAAGCATCATACGTACTTGGAGGTCGGGACTAAAGATCATATACGATAACTTCCCCATAGGATTGGATATGAATTCATCCATTGTCCCCTCAATATCTAAAGTCACAACACCACCGACTATTCTAACTTTAAAGTGGAATGTGGCAATGTATTCAAGAATCAAGCTTGAGGCAAGATTGTCTCTATGATGTTTAAAACTTGATAATGCTGATTGATATTTCGCAAGTCGATAGTGAAGTTTTGATGATGTTCGTCTGGATTGCATCATTTGAGAATACCTCTTGACTAAGAGATCATATTCCCTATCGCTAGGCCCGCGATCTATTATCTCAGTAATCAGATCTGATTGTAGTGCGAGTTGTACTTTATTGGATTTGTTTACCATAGTCAGACGAGCGCGTTGTTCAAGGACTGCTCGCAACCTCACTCCTATCTCATCAGTTGCTTGATCATCTGTAACCTTTGACCAAAATTGATCTATCTTAGCTAATTTATCAATTAATGGTTTCCAGAAGTTCTTGTCAACATACATTGTCGAAATCATCATATAATCCTTGTCAAGGTCTCTTGCATATCTCAAAATGATATCATTGATATAATCATTTCCCAATCGCTCACCACTCTCAATCTCAAGCACTTTAGGTATTAGTGCCCAATCATTCACATTTTCTTCATACATGTAGGAATGGGAAAGATAACGGAATCTAATAAAAGACATTTCGTGGTGTTTCATTTCTGAATAACACTGGAATATACGTGATATCTTGTAACTTGTGACCTTTGGCACAACAAACTGAACATCTTTAATCCCAATGTAATTCTTGAAAGCATACCTTATGACAAGTCTACGTTGACTGTCATACTTATCTTTGACGATAGCAGATAGCAGAAATCTCATTCTGACATAATCAAAGTTAACATTGCTATCGACGAGCCCTGTTTTTGTGTTTATATTTTGGTTTAGATCGGTAGTGTAATGCAATGACCTATTCATCTCAGACCTTATATATGTTGCTGTGCTAAATCGTATATTGGGAATTCTGTGAAGAATCTCACCGCCAGTCTCTGTCGGCGCGTAAAAGAAGAGATCTTCAAATCTCTGGTTTGTCAGTGTTGATAGTGATAAATTACAGGCCTTAATACAATCATATTCATTTCTTTCTTGTGTAGATGCTTGAAGGAGATTGTGTTTTGTGAGGAACCATTTTGTAACTGCAACAAGTTTGGCTGCTAGTAATTCTTCTTTATGACCAAGCATTCTGTCCTCATCCATCAATTCACCCTTGTACAATGTCTCATTACCCACCTTCGGGTCATCAAATACTTGAATTCCATTCCTGTAATGCATAGGGCTACACCTTCGTACGGTCAAAATTGCTCTTTCAGAATCGACTTCATCAAATTTATCATCATACAGGATTTCCTCAACTTCTATCATAGCCACTGAGGGAAACATTCCTCTCTTTCTGAGTAATAACATTTCAATCATGTCACTTTCTGCCTTTAGATCAAAAAAATACGTCCTGGTAGTTTTCGATGTCAATCTGATATTCTCAATAGTCCTGAATGCTAATCGTTGCCTAAGTCCAGTAAGATTTTTTACCTGAACCAATAATCCAGAGCTCGTTTCTATTTTATTTATTAACAGATCGATAAAATGCATTGATGTGTTCTCAAAATAGAATTGCACGATCCTTGCATGGAAGTTGTTTCTGAAGATGTTCAAATATTCAGTCGATAATGCCTCTGACTCATCCGCTAATTTGAACAGCTTGAGTACATTTTCATTCTTGGTTAACCGCCTTACCATACTCTTGATAGATTGCCTGACACTAGTAGTTGCTGGACAAATATGTCTATCATTTTGCCAATTTGATGTGACTAGTCTCTCCTCCTTCATATTCAGTTCCATATCAAGGTCAATTGATAGAGATGTTGACAAATATTTCAGGAAATAGCTAGGGTCACTGCTAAATTCTACAATCCATCGGTGCATCGAATGCATTGCCTTTGAAAACCCACTACTATGTCCAGACAGTATCAGGTTGATATGAAATGCAGCACCTAATCCGCCAATACTCGTAGGCAAATATGTCCAAAAGAATAAGAGATCTTGAAGAAATTCATCGTAGACTTGTAAGTAGAGCACCCTATCCGGACTATCTATAAGCCTAGCTTCTGCAACAGAGGGCTGGTATGGACCTTTTAATGCCATATCTATTAATTGTCCCTTCATATGTTTTACATTCCTTTTGAGATACATGGCAATGTCATTTTTTGCTGCCTGTAGCAATGCAGGACGTGTTGTGAGATCAGATATAGATTGGTCATCTTTTGAGTAGTATAGTAAGTTTGACAATGCAGCGGGGAGATTCTCTTGACTGAGCATACTGTCTTTCTGCTCTTTTGAAAGAATAATCTGTGGCAGGCGACACAATAGTAATCCCAGTTTGTAGTTCTTTAAGTATGAGCATGCCTCGTGATGATTGCTTAACTCTAGTGCTGACGCAGCTGATGATGATATACCTGCGACCTCGAGTTCTTCAGAGAGTAACATAGGATTATTCCCTGCACTCACAGCAATCAATCTCTTCAATGTTGAATCAGCTCTGACACCATCAGCGTAATGTTGCCTCAACATCGTTATTCTATGCTTCGATAGGTTTGTTTGTGAGTATTTCACAGTCATTCCAAATTTTGTACAATGACTCATTATCTTATTGAATACAGATTTTATCATTGGTTCTGAGGCCTGTTTTATATTGATAATAGCGTTCACATCATCTGAATAGACCATTATTGTCTTTACCTCTAAATCTGTCATTATACGGAGAAGCTTCATCATTATAGTGGTATGTAAAGTCCAGAGTGGATTCAGCCAACCCTCAATTCCTCCATATTGACCTTCAGATACAATTACATTGTCTGTATACTCATCATAATGATAAACAGTAAGGCCTGAGAAATAGTGCGGCAAGTCACCCCAACCATTCTGTCCAAAAAGATTGCCTATGAACTCACAGAGCTCACTGGTATTCTCATACTGCATGGACTGATTGTGTCCTTCAATGTCTAACAATAATGAGTAATTGTCCAGTTGCGATAATTCTCTTGATGCTTCATGTATTAATGCCTTCCTCTTTGTATCGGTTGGAGTCATTAATTGTTCATCAAAGTACGATAATGCTTTCTTCATCTTTGTTGCGACAAGACTGAGGGCATGCTTATTTTCGAGTCCAGCATTACCAAACAATCTTGCTTCTTCCTTTTGTTCTCTCTCCTTCTCGATCAACCTTGCTGCGTTGCGCATCCTTGTGGCAATACGGCGCCTATTTGTCCTTATCACTTTCTTTTGTTTAGGTTTAAGTATTCTTCCTTTGAAGAAGTCACCTAATTGGTATTTCTCCTTCTCGATAACCTGAAGTAACTCTTTACGACTGTCACCTGGTCCGAAAGCAATGTCTTCTTTCAGCGCTCCTTTATCCTTTGCAAATTCGAGAGGGTCGTCTGTTAGTGTATTATCCATACAATCAAAAAGTGTAATCTCATCCCACCAGCTTAAATTTAGGGATTCAATCATCGTGTAATCCTTCCTATTGCCATATGTTTCTATTAACTTGATCTTGCCTGTGTCTCCTATCAACTTTGGGAGGCCACCGTGCCGCTTGATATATGCAACAAGAAAATGCATTTTTGCAAATCTAGTGATATTTTTCACTGCATTCTTGTCAATCACTCGTTTTGTGTGCACACGTTTTAAGAACTTCATGACACCTGCAGGCCCATCAACTTCAGCATAAAATATCAACTTATGTAATGCAGATATCTCTTGCAAATGAGTCCTTGACAATTGTTTCGCCTCAACAATTATTCGGCAGAGAAATGACTGTTTGTTGATCT